CTTCCACAACAGTTGCCGCATAACTGTACCAGTAAGCACCAACCTTTAGCCCTGCCGCCTTTGCAGCCTTGTAGTTTTTCTCAAAATATGGGTCTTTCTGATTAGCATACTTGCCGAAGCCTGCACGAATGATAACGAAATCGACCCCCGAAGCCTTGACCTTCTTGAAGTCAACGCTCTGCTGATACTGCGAAACGTCAATGCCCTTAAATGTCTTTGCCATAAAATTACTTCCTTTCTAAATCTTCGATGCGGTGGTTTGCGACCTTTATCTGTTCAGCGACCACCGCATAATCCTGTTCCAGCTTATAGGTGCGAGCAATAACACTGTTGTGCTTGTCCACACGCTCAGACAGCTTGTCTATCTTGTACTCGATAAGTTTTTGGCTATCATACTGCGCCTGTTGCATAGTCTTACGGCTGTTAGATGCTATGACAAGCTGACACACTACTGCCGAAGCAGCTGTTATCAGTGCAACTATGATCGCTTCCGTCATTCATCATCACCCGACCTTTTCTTTGCACTCTGTGTGCCAAAGTAGAACGATATCACCACAGTAAACACCGTGATGAACTGCTCTGCTGAGATCGTGCGGCGAAGTGCCAGCACGCAAAACACCGCTGTCAAGAACAGCGTTACAATGGACTTTACATCAATGAGTTTCGCTAACTTCTGCTTCATGGTATACCTCCTTTGTTATCATCTCATACTCCTCAGCCGTGATCCACTTGCCAACAGCGGTGTGTACCATAGCAGCCGACCACAAACGGTTGTCATAGTATCTCTTGACCTTGACGTAGTTCTTACTCATCGCCGCTCACCTCATTCAGCTCTACGCCACTGAGCATAGCCAGAAAATCTACGTTTGCCTTTATTCTGTCTATCTCAGTGACCTTTGGTTTGTTGAAATTATCTTCCGTCAGCCCTGCGGCTTTCATCATTTTCTTTTGTAGATTCGTCATGTTGTACCTCCCACTTCACTCAGTTTCACAACATACTCTTCCTCACTCGGTACGGGTATCCTATAATCGTCACCATTGCTGTTTTTGAACGTGATTGAACCGCCTGCTTCGACCTCGATATTCCGTAGAAAATCATCGGGTAGCACGGTTGAAATATCCGTGACAATTGGTGTTGCTAATTCATAATACAGGATTACACCTGACATTGCCTGCTTAAATGCGGTTGCATCGGTGTAGGCGGTGTCTTTGACCTGAATTTGCGAAACTATGGTATTAACCCCGTCTATCGTGATTGTTTTATCGACAAATACACTGGAACTTCTGGAAACTGTTCTATATTTACTGCACAATACATTATAAACGGTTGTTCCAAACGCACCCAAATATTTAAACTTGGCAGGGTCTATGCGTCCATAAAAATGATTTCCAACACCTGAAGTTGCATTAAAATTCCAATTCAGTGTTCCCAAATCCATACTATCTACACATTGATAGTATTTTTTATTCTCATAATCAATGTAGTTTCGTGCCGTTCCTGCCGACCAGCCGTAGCCAGGCAGATTGCGGATTGCTTCGGGGATTTTGTGGGCGGTATCACCCACAGCGACCTCTGTCACCCCAGCACTGACAATCTCACCGTCAATGACCTCAGAATGACCGCCTATTGACTTCACACTCATCAGCTTTGCCCCTGTAGGAATAGTCTTGGCATACGCTGTTTCGCTGTCAGTTTCAAATTTATGTGTCACACCATTGCCCATATCAAACAGTGCGTCCACACGCCTTTTCAGTTCCTTGTCGGACAGCTTCACCGCAGAAATTTCAGCCGTATTCTCGGCAATCTTTGCAACTGCCGTTACATAATCCTCAGGCAAACTGTCAACCACGGATTGTGCTGTCTGTGCGGCGGTTTCAGCGGCTTTGCGGTCTGTGGCAACCTGTGCGGCATGGTCTGCCACTGTAGCCTTATCAGTTGTGACCTGTTCTGCCAACGTCTGCACCGCCTGTCTGTCTGCTGCAGTGCTGTCAGCATTGGTCTTAGCGGTTTTTGCATAACCTGCCGTTATTGTCTTGTCAGCTTCGGTTTGCTGTGCTGCCGTTGATGCTTGAGCTGCTGATACCTTGGCATCATTCTGAGACTTGACTGCCTCAGCACGTGCGG